CGGAGTATCGGCGTCGGTGCCGCCCGAGAAGCGACCCGACCTCGGGCCGTGGCTCACCGAAGAGGGAGCCTCGAAGTGGCAGGTCATCGTTTGGAGCAAGATGGACCGAGCGTTCAGGTCTACCCGGCACTGTGTCGACTTCGCACGCTGGGCTGAAGAGCATCAGAAGATCGTCGTTTTCGCCGAAGACGGCTTGACACTGAACTACCAACCCGACGCGGCCAAGGGCATAGACGCGATGATGGCCGAGTTGTTCGTGTACCTCGGGAGCTTCTTCGCCCAACTTGAACTGAACCGATTTCAGACCAGAGCGAAGGATGGACACCGCGTGCTGCGCGGTACCGATCGGTGGGCCAACGGCTGCCCGCCGTTGGGGTTCAAGGTCGTTGACCATCCATCCGGCAAGGGCAAGGCTCTCGACACCGAAGACGACGGCAACGCACTTCTGTATGAGATGGCCGAACGCTTGCTAGACGGTTGGTCGTTCACCCGTATTGCTACGTGGTTGAACGAAACCAGAGCACTCACGAACAAAGACCGTGCCCGTATCGCCAAGGGCCAAGAGCCACAGGTGAAACCTTGGACGGTTCCCACGGTGCGAAACACGCTGACGTCCCCACGGACTCAGGGTCTCAAGATGCACAAGGGTACGACGGTCCTAGACCCCTCTGGCGAGCCCATCAGGCTCGGCCCACCGACGTTCGATGACGACACCTGGAAACGTATTCAAGACTTCGCCACGCTACGCAAGACGAGCCGAACGGTTCCGACGCACGACAAGAACCCAATGCTCGGCGTCGGCTACTGCGGCTGCGGGGCATCGCTGAGCCAACAGACAACCCGGCGCGGTGAGAAGGTGTGGCGGTACTACAGGTGTGGTCGGACCCCGCAGAATTGCGAAGGCGTGACGATCAAAGCCGAATACGGCGACGAGCTTCTAGCGAAGACATTCCTAGACGGATGGGGAAACAAGCGGGTAACCCGACGCAAGTTCGTACCGGGGGAGGACAACTCGCACGAACTAGAGAAGACGATCGCAACCATCGAGTCGCTGCGTCAGGACCGCGCTATGGGGCTGTTCCCCACGCCCGACGATGAGCAAACGTTCCGTCAGCAGATGTCAGCGCTGGTCGCCAAACGCGACCTACTGCAAGCCACGCCGGCCCGAGAGGCCGGGTGGATCACCGAGACGATAGAACAGACCTACGCAGAAGCCTGGGAGACAGAAGACCACCGTCAGTTGTTGATCGACAAAGGCGTTCGGTTCATCTTGAACGCCGGTAGACCTTTGAACTTCGAGCTACAGGTTCCTTGAACCCTGCGACACGCTGCTTTTTGACCGACGTGACGTTGTCACCGGGGCCCGTCAAAATTGGTGGATGACCAGTATCATCGTCCAACCCCCGCCAGCGAAATTCGACATCACGGAGTGCGTCGCTGATCTGAGCACAGCACAGATCAGAGACATCGCGAAGAATCTCCGAGCCGGGTATCTCGGAGCAACTCCTATTCCAGCGTCGGCTGGTGTCTACTTGGCCAACCGGATCGAACGTCAAGTACTGGCGCGCAGGACTCCTAAAGAGGTCAGGGAGTGGATCATCATGTGGGTGACGATCCTCGGCGCAATAATGCAGGCGATGGGTTTGGCCGACCATCCTGCTCCGCAGATCAATCAGACGGTGATCAACAACAACACAACGATCATCCAACTGCCGCAGCCACGCCCCTAGCTGTGAGTCACAGTCGGCTACGCCTTGGGGATGATGCAGCCGAACGCAATCCAGCGATTGTTGGACGCCTGCGTGGCTGTCGACGTGATCGGCGCACCAGCGCCGACAGCATCACCGATCAGATACCTGCCAGCACCGACAGGCCCGCCCGTGGCGCGTTGCGTCTGGTTGTACGCAGAGAACGCGGTGGAGTTGATGCCATTGGCGTGGACCCAGTGCGCCATCTCCCCCGCGGCAACGGTTCCCACGGTGTCCGAATTGGCAGTGGTGGAAGTGCCGCCCTCGTAATCAGCACCGCTGGGCGTCCCTGCGCCGCTGTAGGAGACGGTGTTGATGAACAGCGACGAACTCGATGCAGCCGGGGAGATGGACGGCGACACGGAGACCGTCGTCGTCTGCGCCCCGGCAGGCGGATTCAGCAAGTAGAACTGCCCTACCATCACCTTCTGCGTCAAGGTGCCTATCGTCACGGCGGCAGCTACAGGCGTCATCGGTACGCCGCCGTAGGTGACGGTGAAATCGCTGAGGGTGACGGTGCCTGACGCCGCGAAGATCGCTGCCCCGACGTCGGCGATGACTAGGTTGTCGCCCGCAGCGATGGTGTGGCTGCCGCTCGTCGTGGCGGTGGTGGACCCAACGGTGACGATGCTGCCGGTACCCGTGGCCCCGTAAGCCACGTCAGGGGGCAACGGATCGTTGGAGAAGGTGAACTGGAAGCCCTTTTGGGTGACGCCTTGGTACGTCCAGTCATAGAGATCTATCCCCATGTCCTCGTCGTCCAGCAGACGGTACGCCCAGATTTCACCGCCGAACATGATCCCGACGTCTGGCGCTTGATAGAGCACTTCCCACTGTGCGTCGACTGATTCGACGAGAGAGGTCCAGGCGGAAGGTTCCGCGGTGATGGGAATGCTGCCAAGCACGCCCGTGACATCGGACATCAGGCGCGAGCTTGGGCCGACGTTCGAACCCGATCCCAGGAGCGCGACCCGTAGGGCGGCTTGTCGAGAAGGGTCGCTGGTTGTGGCGGCGCCAGCCATCGTGTTCGTGGCGATGTCGTGGGCCAGACAGTAATCCAGACAGCCGGCCTCCCGATACCATCGGGCGTCGAACCCGTTGGCGAGCTTCCAAACGGCCATCACTTCCTCACTAGGACGTAGTCAACATGCCGAGTTTTCGGAGATCCGTTGTGGATGCGGGGTTCTCCGTCGATGGACCAACGCTGGCCGTTCCATTCGATCTGGGCTTGGGCGCCAACTAAATCCGGGTATCCGACCAATCGAAGACGGTACTTGGCTACGGTCTCGAATCCTCCGTCTTGGCTCTCGGTGGGTGCGCCGATCGGCTGGACTACAGCGCGGGCCATGACTCCGACCGCTGACGGTCGGGTGATCGTGTTCCCGTCTTCGTCGGTAGTGACTTCCTCGGGGAAGACGGTTACCGCGTCTGTTCCTCTGAGCAATAGCGACATGACTAACCCCCGTACAAAAATGGATGGACGTCGGGACGGGGGTACTCGAACGGCGTGCGGGGTCGCACGTCGATCCAACCCATACCCGACCCCTGGACACCGAGTAGCACCCATTCGTAGGCCAGGATCTCAAGCTCCCCAGATGCCTTGTCGCCGAACCGGTAGGTGTAGTCACCATCGGTCTCGGAGATGTACCCGTCAGGGTTCTTTAGCAGTCGGACCAAGACGTTGGATTCGACCATCTTGACGTTTTCGACGTCTACGTCGTTGGCGGTGATCTTGTCGGCTAGGTCCGGGACGCGTAGCAGGATCATCCGCTCAACATCGTTGAGACGGACACCGACCAAGGTCGTTTCATCGTCAGTAAGCGTGCGGCCCAGGCGAGCCGCTACGTCGTCAGTTGTTGCGTACGTCAAGGCGGTTCTCCTCGTTCAGCGCCGCGATGATGCGGCGGCGGTTGGTGTGTTTGGCGCGTGCCTTGGCCTTATGGGAAGGCCAGTTGTCGCCCCTAGCGGGGCGATGAGGGCACGGCGGGATCGTGAGCGGGTTCAAAGCGGGGCCTTTTGGGTGAGTTTCAGCTTGTAGAACTCGACTACGCCCAGATCCGCTGCGTTCATCACGGGATGCACCAAACCCTCTGCGTGGCCGGGTACTTGGGTGTTGAGCCAATCGGCCACAGCGGTCCAGCGTGTGCGGTAATCGCCTACGGTATCCAACCCATCGAACGATCTCAGATCGTCAGGCAGACGAGCCGCTAGGGCGTCGGGATCGGTGTTGTTGTCGGGCCGGTTCCATCGTTTGGGCATTAATCGGTTCCATCGTCGGGAAGAGACAAAGCTCTCAAGATGTCGGCCAACGTCTTCCGGTGTAACCGGAGTTCGGAGACCTCGGGGGCGGTAACGGGTTGGTGTTGTGAGCCCTTCACCCGAAGGTCGTTCTTATCAACGGCTCTTTGGAGCCGGTCGACTAGATCCGCTTCTCGGCAAGCGTCTTCGATCAAGACGAGCCGATGCGGCTCCGAGGTGAAGTCAAAGACAGTGTGTAGCTGGGACCAAAGCAGTTTCCCGCGCCGTTGGAGCCCGTTCGGGGCTCTCGGGACGCTTCTGCGTTCCGGCATCGTTCTCCTAGCTTCAAAGTCGAGTGTGAGAGCATCTTTTTACCGCTGATCTGCGGGTTTGTGGAAAATGCCAACTCTCAAGGTTGCACGCGAAGGACCACACGCATTACGTCCCGGTCATCTGACCCGGGGCAGGGGGTATCCCCCTGGGGTGCCAGTGATATGACTGTATCACCCAAAGACGTTGATGCACAAGAGGTTTCACTATATTTCTTTTGCGAACCTTGCTTGATCTTCTGCCACTGATCTCTAGAGAGTCCAACGTCCATCGCTGCGTGGTACATACGCGCATCACTGCGTTGGTGCTGGGTCAACGCGTCGTTGAGTTGTACCGCTGTCAACCAATGGTGAGTGTCGTGGGTGGTCTCACATATCCGTTGCGCCTGCTCCACCATGTCACTGACCAAGCGGCACATGTTGCAGCATGTGGCTTCCTTGCGTTGTCGTGAGATGTACCGCTCACATCCATCACGGGAGCAGAACCGTTGGGCGGCTGGGGGAGTGGGTTGCATCGTTGTCCTCGGTGGTGGGGTAGGAAAGACCCCCGCCCTGGCGGGCGAGAGCGGGGGCCAATCCAGGTCTAGCTAGGGAGCGTCGTACAACCGGACGACGCCAGCGGGATTCGCAAAGCCAAAGCTGATTCGAGCCGTCGCACGAACCTGAATGGCGTCATAGTCGAAGACCGCATCAGCGGAGCGGACGACCTTGGTACCGGTGCGCTGAACGATCAGCACCTGCGAGCTATCCAGACCCCAAGCGTTGCCGGCGGCAACGTCGGTGGAGACCAACACTGGAACGCCGGCCAAGGTGACACCGTCACCGATACCGGTCGAGTCGAACAATCCGACGTTCGACCCCGAAGCCAACTGCTTCGTCTTCGACAGCGTCAGCGCGACGTCGGGAGCGAGAATCCACACCGACACATCAGCGCCGTCTGCCAACGCGGCGGCCTTGCCTTCGTGGAACGGGTCCAGCGAGGAGAAGGTGATGGTTCCGGTGTCGATGACGTTGTAAGACGCCGACAACGACGGCAGACCCGAGGGGCCGTTGGTGGTCGTTGCCGTGAAGAAGGCCGCGTCAATCTTCTTGGCGATGGAGCGGCCAAGGCTCTGGCCGATCTGGTCGGCCACGGCGGGATTGGAGTCCTCCGCAGCCTCGTTGCTGATCTGGGTCAGACCGGCAACCTTCTTGGGAACCACGACAAGTTCGTTGGTCGTCGGGTCGGTCAGGCTGATTTGCGTACCCTCGACATACCACCCGGTAGCGGGGTCAGCCGTCAGGAGCGGAAAGCGGATGCTCTCCGCGCCGGTCGAAACCTTGGTACCCGCGCGGAAGGCAATCGACTTCGCCTCGATGACGTTATCGATTAGCTGGCCATAGTCTTCGGGCTTCCAAGCCCGCTGAAGACCGGAGTCAAGTACTGCCATTGTGTTTTCCTCAATGTTGTTGTGTACGAATAGGAATGACCGCCCACAGGACGGTCATGGATGCGTCACAGACGCGGGTGTGGTGCCTAAGGCCATCGCAGACGGCTAGAGAGACACCAAGCTTTTGTGTGGGCCTAGTCGCTGAGCAACGATCCCCAAGTGGGTTGCGACTTCGGGATGTCTCCGAGACCTTGCGACCTGTCGTGTGCTGCCTGTCCCGGTCGCAGACCTGGACGACTCCCCAGCAGGTAGTCGGCAGTTGCGTGGATCGCTTCGGCGTCTAGTTCGCCGTCTTCACCGACGAAGTCCGCCAGCGACTTACCCGACAGCGTCAACAGATCCGCAGGATTGCTCAGATGCTTCGACGCGATCCGCTCAAGCTCTCGCGTCTGCAACGACTCGATCCGCTGTGCGAGCGTGTCACGCTCATCCCGCGCCGAATTCCTTTCGGTTCGATAGCGAGCTTCTCGGTTGCCTTTCGGCTCAGAACTGCTGTTCTCAGACTGATCGGAATCGCTCTCGGCGGTGGTAACCCCATCTGGGGCTGAAAGTGCCTCAGATTCGTTACGGAGAGGCAATACGGGCGTCTCTGGTGCTTCTACGGTCATGCTGCATCCATTTCATTTATGGAATCGGTAATTACCGGCGACCATTTGCGGTGATCGCCACGAATTTCTGCCAACGACTTAAGTGGCATCGGCGGGGCCGGCCTGGAAAACCGCTTCATAAACAGAGTTCGTCTTTCTTCCACCGTCGAGAACCACGGCTCATCGCCTTCGGCTTCGACCTTTTCGAAGTACGGAATCGTTCGTTCTAGAAACGCCTGAAACGCTGCTTCGCGTTCGCCTTCGGCTTGCGCTCGCCAGAGGGGTTGGGGGTCAGTCATCGTGAGTCCAATGCGTGACGTTGATGCCACCGAAGTAAGACGCTCCGATGCCGGCGCGAATGATCGCGTCGGAGGGAACGGTCCAGACCTCGTCGGGCTCTCCAAGCTCAATGACTAACTCGGGGTGGTGCATGGTTCTCCTAAGACGACGAAACCCCGGCCTGTTCGGGCCGGGGCTCTCGGTTGAAGTTGAGGGCTAGTTGGACGGCGACGGACTGCTAGCCCACGGATCGTCCATCGGGTACGGACTCCCGAACCCTGCGGGTGTCGGTTCGTTCTTCGACTCGGTAATCGAGTTCGGTTGATCCTCCGAACCCTTCGGTGGTTCGGAGTACGGGTCATATATGTGGTTGATGTCTTTTTCCTCCGTCGCATCAAGAGACCGGGAACCGGGCTCGATGAAATCTCGGTGGTTCGGGGAATCCCGAACCTGTCCCGGATCTGATTGACGCCCCCAGGCGTCTACAGGATCTGTTCTAGGATCTGATACAGGATCTGTAGGTAACCGCTCCAGCGGAACTATGGGACCCGCTGTAGCGGAACCATTGAGCACCACACCGGAACCATGAACGCCCAATACTTCCGCTACAGCGGAACCATTGGACACACTCAAAGGTTCCGCTACACCGGAACCATTGGAGCAAGCCGAGCACCGTCCATCCGAGCATCGGTATGCCGGATCGGGTGCGTCGGGTACAAGCTCGAAGACGGACGACTGTCGTGCTCGGCCATTGCCTCTATAGGTCTCATGTATCCACCCGCGTTGCTTGAGCGCGGTAGCGGCTTCCGATATGCCTGACTTCCGGTATCCGGTCTCTTGCTCCATCAACTCGATTCCCGGGTGCGACCGCCGACCGTCTGCGTCGGAGTGGTTGTAGATCGACAGCAGCACGCGCAGTTCGGAGCCCGTGAACTTGTGGCCGTTCGTACGCTTCAACCATTGGAGTTTTGAGAACGTCATCGGCCAAGCTCGGCTTTGAGTGCAGCCAGCTCGGCACGCAGTTCGTTGCGCTCTAGTCGGTACTCGGCGTTCTCAGATCGAAGGTCTTTGATCTTTCGTCGCCAACTGAGCGGAAGCTCGTTAAATTCCATCGTGATACCTCCAAGGCATCGGTAGGTCGCGCCTCCTGGGCGCATCAAAAAAGCCCGCACTGTAAGTCACAGGCGGGCGAACTCGGTGTGGGTGGTGTGGTTGCTTGGGCTAGCTGATTTCGTTGCCGTACAAACGGACTAGTTGTGCTGCGACGTCCTCGGCTGCGACGGGGACACCGTCGACCTGGAACACAGCGCCAGCAGCCTCGAAGATCCGAACTACGTCGAGAGCGGCTCGGTTCTTCATCCTGTTGCGCCGGTCGCAATTGCGTTGGCACTCACGGCAAAATCCCTGCCGTGTCCGATCTGCACTAGATCGAATCTCATGCCCTTGTGGACACGGGGTAACGGTGACGGGCACGGTGTTCTCCTATCGCTAATGACTTCGGTGAAAAAGAGAAACCCAGCCGGCCTGTCAGGGAACCGGCTGGGCTCTCGGGAGATCTCCCAGTGACAGGAGACGTGGGTGATAAGCCCACGCTTACGTCGGCCGCTCAAAGCCAACGGAAGTTTCACCGACGACCGGGGGAAGGCCAATCGTCGGGAATCGGCTGCGCTCACGGTGTGTATGGGGGCACCGGATCGCACGCCAAGATTGAAGAGGGGAGAAAAGAGAGTGCTTACCTCTTCCTCATCCCCCTTAAATAGTAGGTGCGGATCTGAGGATTTGTCAGATCGCACTGTGTGGGGAGGAGGGGAAGCAAAGCCCCTATTTCCCTCCCTTGCTCTCATAAAGTAGTAGGGCCCGGAATGTCGGACTTGTCAGATATCGGTGACGTAGATCACAAAGTGATGAGGCGCGAGCAGGCGTTATGCCCTTGCGGCAGCGTCAGTATGTGTTTTGCATCACGTCTACACGGCGTGTCGGTGTAAGAAAACTCTAAGAGTGCAGATCAACCACACTATTTATGGACTATTCGGGCGTGTCGCCTTCGGGTAACGTGTAGCGGTACGTCCACTCCAGCGGCTCATCATCTGTGTTCGTAACGGCGAAGCTGCGAATCGGAAGTCCCCGCTTCGCCAAGTCTTCAGCCAACTTGTCGTTGTTGGGAAAATTGTTCTGGGTGTGGTCCAGAATCGCGAGCGCGAAGCGGTGGTGCTCGTCATCGAACTCGTCTCCGACTCGGATCAACCATTCCTGCGGTGTCATCCGCTCATGCTCCCATCGTCGGGATTAGCGAAGGTGTAGAACGTGTAAGACAGTTCGTGGGGTCGAAACTTGACACTTGAACGGGCCTATCGGTCGTTTAGCCCGAGATCCTCTTTGGCGGCCTGAACGTAGAGCGTCGTGAGTTCATCCGTCGTTCTGTCGAGCAACGCAGGGTCGTATGTGCGCGGTGAAGTGTCCCCGGGTACGCCAACGAGCGCGTCGGCTAGTGCCCGCTTTAGCGCCGGGCTGGCTGGCGCGGTTCCATTCGGAGGTTTTGCCTCGATGCTCTTCAAAATCGAGTTGAAGTAGTTGTCCCTGTATTTGTCACGCAGCGCTCGGGCGAAGTTGAGAGCATTCGTCGAGCTAGCTATCTCCGCATTCGAGATGGCTTGGTCCAGGCCGGTGTACGCGGTTTGCCAAGAATCTCTGATACCGCTGAGACCTAATTGTTGGAACTTGTCAGCTTGAAGGGCGGCGTCTTCAGCAGCC